TAACTCACGACATAGATGCTGCACTGCAAGCGTTGCGCGATGCGGGCGTTGACCCGTCCAGTTTGTAGGCGCACCGATACATGATGGGACGGATATCTAATAGAATCAATGACTTACAGCGTCGCGGGGTAATTTGCGGGGTGTTAGGCTGTCAGGTTCTGCGGTTTTGAGGTCGTTTCGCAAAATTGGGACTCCCGCCCCCGGCAGTACATGGCGGCATATATCGTTACATATAGGGCGCAAATAATGGCAAAAGCGTCTGAGAGAAAGACTTCAAAAAAACCGGCTTCAAAGCTTACCGCCTCCCAAAAAAATAAGGCGGAAAAAATAGCGGAAGCCATTCGTATAGTAAAAGTTCACAAAGCGCAAAACCGTCTCGCCTATTTCCAGCCCTATGAGTGGCAAGAAGAATTTTACAAGGCTGGCAAGACCAATAAGCAGAGAATGCTTATGGCTGCAAACCGCGTCGGCAAAACGGCCTCTCAAGCAGCAGAGGTTGCATACCATTTAACAGGCTTATACCCAGATTGGTGGGAGGGGATCAGATTTACCCGTCCTACTAAGATTTGGTGTCTGGGTGTTTCTGGTGAGCAGCTTCGCGATGTAATCGTTAAGGAGTTAATCGGCACCTACCTTGGTGAAGGTAAGTTTGATGGCTCTGGTCTGATACCGCAAAAGCTTATCTATCAGGTCACACCAGCTATGGGTACGCCAAGGCTTCCAAGAGATGTGGCTGTGCGGTATGCCACTGGTAACACTTCGACTGTAAGTTTCAAGTCCTACACTCAGGGTCAGCATGTATTGATGGGATCGAGTCAGGACTATATCTGGATCGACGAGGAACCAACCGACACCGCAATATACCCACAATGTCTAACGCGAACAGCGACCGGTAATGACGGGAAGGGTGGTTACCTCGTCGGTACTTTAACTCCTGAGAACGGGATGACTGAACTGGTTAGCCAGTTTATGGATCACCCGGTTCAGGGGCAGTACCTAAAGAATGTGACATGGGAGGATGCACCGCATCTGGATAAGGATGTGCGTAAGCAGTTATTGGCTGCCATTCCTGAGTACCAGAGGGATATGCGGAGTAAAGGTATTCCGGTTCTTGGTGAGGGCATGGTGTTCCCCATAGCCGAAGAGGTTATCCAGTGTGAGCCGTTTGAGATACCCGCACATTATAAGAAGTTGGCGGCGGTGGACTTTGGGATAACGCACCCCACAACGTGTGTCTGGACGGCTTATAACCCAGATAACGATACGATTTATGTGTATGACGCCTATAAGAAGGAGGGCGAGATACCCGCAGTACACGCCACGGTGATAAAGAGTCGCGGCAAGGACATCCCTGTTATCTATCCGCATGACGGTGATAACACAGAGAAGGGCAGCGGTCGCACGCTGGCAGAGATGTATTTAGAGGCGGGGGTGTTGATGATCGGACGGTTCACAAACGCTGACGGCACTAACTACGTTGAGCCCGGATTGATGGAGATGTTAGAGAGATTCAGAACTGGGCGCTTACAGGTGTTCAACAATTTGGCTCCTTGGTTTGAGGAGTTCCGGCGGTATCACCGGAAAAAAGGAAAGATACACAAAGAGCATGACGATTTGATAGACGCAACGCGTTATGCAGCAATTTCAGTTACACGCTTTGGGCAGAACCAAGCCGAGCGTGATCAGATGACAACAGGGCGAGGTAACCACACCAGTTATGAATATAACTACTGATATCGATGAGAGAGAGCTAATTGCTACTCTTGAGAACAGCATCAATGCCGCAGACTCATACGCTGAAAGCGAGATAGGTGAGCAGCGGGATAGAGGATACAGATACTACTACGGTAAGCCGATGGGGAACGAGAGACCCGGTCGTTCACAGCACGTTTCTATGGACGTTTTTGATGCCGTGGAGAGCGTGAAAGCGATGTTGATGGAGACGTTTACCGCTGACCGCAACGTGTGCCGCTTTGATCCGCAAACCTCAGAGGACTTTGTGCCAGCGAAGATGGCAACTGCACTGACTAACTTTATTTTCTATCGAGAGAACAAAGGCACCAAAATTCTGCACGATGTGATTCACGACGCGCTCGTTGCAAAGACCGGTATCGTAAAAAGGTATTACAAAAACTATTACGAGTATGAGGAAGAGACGTTTGAGGGTTTGGATGAGGCTAGTTTTTCTATGCTGGCATCCGACCCTGCTGTCACGATCATGGAGATTGCGGAAGAGGCTGTTATGGCTCAAGTGCAAGATCCGCAAACCGGACAGCCTATTGCCATTCAACAGGTCATGTACAGCGGTGAGATTGCGCGGAAGATTGACAAGTCAAAGGTGTGCATTGAGTCGATACCGCCCGAAGACTTTTTAATCACACCGCGTGCCACTGGTGAGGATGATGCTGACTTTTGCTCACACCGCACAAGCCGCACACGCGGTGAGTTGTTAAGTGAGGGGTATGACCCTGACATTGTTGACAAGTTAAGCGAAGACAATCTAAACGATGAGGGAAGAATAGCCCGTGATTCGGTGGATGAGTTCGGAAGCGAAGACGGTTACGAGTCTGACAACGACAGGCAGTATGTAACAATATACGAGTCGTACCTCAAAAAGTATCGCTCTGATCTAAAGAAGTGTGTTTATTTAAAAGTGCTTCACAGCCGCAGCACCATTCTCGATGTTGAGATGGTCAGCGAGAAGCCGTTCCGGTACTTCACACCATTCCCGTTGCCGCACCGCTTTTACGGTATGAGCCTTGCGGATGTTCTGTGCGATATCCAGAAGACGCAGTCTAGCTTGAAGCGTGGCGTTGTAGATCACACCTTTATGACTAACACCTCACGGTTTGTTGCAAACCTGTCGCTGGTCAAGAATCCAAGAGATTTGATTGATAACCGGGTCGGTGCTGTTATTGATGTGAATTCACCGAATCCTGAATCTGTTGTTCGACCTATGCCCATGCCAAGTTTATCGGGTGGTGTATTCCAAGCGATGGAAGCGTTAGAGGTTGAGAAGGAAGCGCGTAGTGGTATGAGCCGCATGGCGAGAGGTATGGACTCTACGGTTGTGAGTAAGCAGAACAGCTCTGACTTAATAACCCAGTTTATGAATGCCAGTAACCGTCGAATTATGGTTATGGCTAGAAATCTGGCAGAAAACTTCTTAAAGCCTTTGATGTTCGATCTTTACAAGCTTGCTTTAGAAAATGAGAAGCAGGAAAAGATGGTTCAGCTAGACGGCCAGTTTGTCCCTATCAACCCACAATTTTTAGGTGATCGCACTGAGATGTCTGTCTCTGTTGCACTGACACCCGAAGAGCAAGCGCAAGAAGCTCAGATGTTGTTGAGCTTAGACCAGCAATTCACGATGAACCCGCAAGACCCATCACTAGGAGGCATGTACGGCACTCAACAGCGCCACGCAATGCTCAGTAGAGCCTTTGAGTTGTTGAACATTAAATCAACGGACATGTTCCTGTTTAATCCAAACAGTCCTGAGTTCCAGCAGATGCAGCAACAGCAGCAGCAATCGCAGCAGGAAGAGGGGTTAAAACAACAGCAGCAACTTGAGTTCAATGCGGATATTACATCAAGACAGGTAAGCGTAATGGAAGGGCAGCTTGAGCTAGATGCAATTAAAGAACAGAACCGAATGATGATTGATGTTGAGAAGCAAGAGAACAAAGAAGAGGAGCAAGACAGTCGTTTATTGATGGATGTGGAGAAGCAAAACCACGACATGGAGATGAGCGAGAAAGAACTGGCTTTGGAGAAAGTTCAAAACAGAAACGTGAGTATAGGATAAGCGATGAGTATAAATCAGGAAGCACTTGAGGAGTTTGTAAAGAAAGCGAGTAGGGACAAGCACCAAAAGAAAAAAACGTGTAAGCAAGCGTTTGATGATTTCCAGAAATGGAAAGACGGCAAGGTAGATAAAGATACCACTTTACCGAGGCCACCCACGAGACTGCGCTGAGTAGTCTCTTAACTAACCACATAAGTGGAGTTGACATGAACAATAACGACGATTTGAGTTTGGGCGAGAAGGCAGAATTAGCTGACTCGGCGGTACAGCTTTTAGAGAGTACAGCTTTTAATACTGCGTTTGAGGAATTAAATGCCAGTTTAGTACAGCAAATACTTGCAACACCGCCGGATCAGGCAGAAGAGCGAGAGAGGCTATACATGATGTTCAAAGCGGGTCAGATGTTTGTTCAGCAGCTTGCTGGTCTGGTTAACAACTACAACTTGGCATTACCACAAGAAGTAGGTTAAAATAGGAGAAATTTGATGTCAGACGAGCAAACCGCACTGGACTCAACTGAAGTCGATAATAGTGACATTATCTCAAGACTTACGGCTGTACTGGAGTCAGAAGACCAAACCGAAGAGCCTAGTAACGAGGAAGAGGTAGCTGAAGAGGCTACTGACGAAGTAATCGAGGAGGATCAGGCACTTGAGCAAGAAGACGAGTTATCCGAGGAGGTCGAAGAAGACCCAACCGACGAAGACGCGGATGAAAGCGAAAAAGAACCTGAGTTAATAACCGAGGGTATGATCGAGGTAGATGGCGAGGCGCTGTCTGTTGAAGAGATTAAACTGGGTTATTTACGCCAAGGCGATTACACCAAGAAGACGCAAGCTGTTGCCGAACAGCGTAAGGCCGCTGAAGAACAAAGCAAGTCTTACGAATCCACACTTAGCGCCCTCTTAACCGCATCGGGAGCAGACCTTTCACGCTTTGATAATGTGAACTGGGAGCAAGCGGCGGTTGAAAACCCCGATCAATATAAGCAAGCGAAGGCTATGTACGAGCAGACGCAACAGACTTACAACTTTATAAAGTCTCAAGCGAACGATCATCAAAAGCGAGTTCAAGATCAACAACAGACACTGGTTAAAGAGAAAGCTGCCGAAAGTCTGACTGTCCTGAAATCTACAATCCCAAATTGGAATAATGATGTGTATTACGCAATTGGAGAATACGCTAAAAGCGCATTAGGTGTTTCTAGCGAAGAATTCAACGGTATTACCGATCATCGATCCATTACGGCGATGTACAAGGCTATGCAATTCGACCGGGCTAAATCGGAGACGCAAAAGAAAGTAAAAGCGTCACCTAAAAAAACTTTGTCGGGTCAGAAAAGCGAACCCAAGGACTTAGGAAAGAAAGAGACATATCGTAAATCAAGAGAACGTCTCAAGAAATCCGGTTCGATGGATGACGCGGTTCAAGCCCTCTTAAATAGAACCTCTTAATCAAGGAATTTTCAACATGGCTACAATTGCCGGAACATACAAAACTTACAATCAGGTAGGAAAGCGTGAGGATATAGAAGACATTATTTATGACGTGTCTCCTATTATGACACCTTTTACCTCTGCAATCGGTACAAGCACAGCAACAGCTACTTTGCACCAATGGCAGCAAGATTCACTTTCAGCCGTGGCCGCCAATGCCGCAGTCGAAGGAGCGGACGCCGGAGCTTCTAGCGTCGATCAAACAGAGCTAAAGAATGCATCAACCCAAATCTTTACCAAGGTTGTGCAGACTTCTGGAACTGCTGATTCTGTTGCTACTTATGGCCGAGGCGGTACTGAGCTTCAGTATCAAATCATTAAGAAAGGTAAGGAAATGCGTCGTGATATCGAGCACGCATTTGTCGGTGCTTTGCAAGCGGGTACTGCTGGAGCGGCTGGAGTTGCGCGACAGTTAAAGTCTGCACAGAACCAAATCAATGCGGCTACCACTAACACTGCTGGCGCTAACAGAGCGTTCACTGAGACTTTATTGCTCGATGTTTTGCAGAAATGTTACAACGAGGGCGGCGAACCTAACCAAGTACAAGTGACTCCATCTCACTCAGTCGTAGTTGCTAACTTTGCAGCTAGTGCTGGTCGAGAGCGTGACTTTGGTACAGGAACCACTATCACCAACGCTGTAAATATTTATGTCAGTCCTTTCGGACAAGTTTCAGTAGTAGTGAATCGCTTTCTTGCTGCTAACACTTGCCTTGTGCTTGACACTGAGTATTGGTCTCGTGCGGTTCTGCGTCCTATGCAGACTATCGTACTTGCCAAGGTCGGCGATAGCGACAAGCGTCAAATGTTGACTGAGCAGACTCTTGTTTGCGAAAACGACAAGGCGTCAGGTCTTATCGAAGCATTGACTGCTTAAATGATGAAACTGGGCAGTCCCTTCGGGGGCTGTCCTTTTATTTTTATTCTGAGGTACATATGTCAGACAAAATATTTGAACACATAGACCACAATCAAAATGATGACAGTCTAACGATATCTCATTCTCAGGATATCAGCGGTATTCTTGCTGAAAACAAACGCGCACGCGAAGCGGCTGAAGGGCAAAAGATGGGTGAAAACGTCCGTGTTGCCAGCATCCCCTCGGTGGTAGTAATGCAGTGGATGGAAGAGGGAATTAACGTCATGGCTCCCAACCGGGAAGACCAAAAGCGTATTAAAAAGAAACTTAATTCACCAGAGTGGGCGTATCTGCGAACAGGCGGTGGCCGATTATGAGTTTAACCACATATGACGGGCTTAAAGCCTCAATTGCTAACTGGTTAAACAGAACAGACCTTACATCAGAAATACCAGATTTTATTGCGTTGGCCGAAGACAGGCTGTCGCAAGAAGTACGCGTCCCTACTATTGAGAAGACAGCAGCAGTAATCTTAGACGCCAATGGCGCGGTAACCATACCCGCCGATTTTCTTGAACTTAAATATGCTTTTTATAACGAGAACCCATTAGAGCGTGTGAGCTTAACCGAGCTGCGCGGGTATGTTAAAACAAGCGGTGACCCTGTCATTTTTGCAAGAGAAGCAAGACAGTTTGTCTTCCAGCCTATTCCAACAATGACGGCAACCGACAGACTTATTTTTATTTACTATAAAGATGTCCCGGCTCTTTCGGCACTGAACCCAACAAATGAGCTGCTTGAGATGGCTCCCCAATTATACCTTTACTCTAGTCTTGTCGAGGCGTCGAACTTTTTAGGTTCTGACCCATCCCGGTGGGAGACGAGCTACCAAAGCGCGTTGAGTAGATTACTTCTCCACGCTCGATCCGCAGAGTTTGCCGGATCAACACCACAAATTTCTAGCGGGTATTAAATTATGGCAGGTTTTTACGAGTACGTTTCGCCCGACACGGTTAAGACAACGGTTTATGTGTCTGACTTTCAAGGCGACGGAACAACAACATCTTTTACGCTAACCGCAAATCCTTTTTCGGAAAACAACACCCAAGTTTACATTGATGGCGTGTACCAAGAAAAAACAGGGTATAGCGTACTAGGTACTGTCTTGACGTTTTCTCAAGCGCCGCCAAATTTAAGCGGTATTGAAGTTACTATGTTAGCTGCTGAAGAAATACAGATCGGAACGACGAGTGCTGACTTGGTGTCTTACACTCCGGCGGGCGCTGGAGCGGTTGTTACTGACGTTCAAACTGAGTTACGAAAGCAGAGTGCTTCTGATGGGACTGTTTACACTCCTGCTGGTACTGGCGCAGTCGCTACTACTGTTCAAACTAAGTTACGCGAGTCTGTAAGTGTTAAAGACTTTGGTGCAGTAGGCGATGGCGTGACGGATGATACAGCGGCTATTCAATCTGCTATTGATGCAGGAGGAACCGTATATATTCCAAGAGGCACATATCGAACAACATCTTCTTTAAATATATATGGGAAATGTTCTGTAATAGGCGATGGAATACAAGTAACAATTATTAAACCTGACCCTAGTGTTTATGAGGCAATACAGATCGGTAATGTAGCATTACAAATAGATGCTCATCAAGGCGTTATAAGCCGATTTACTGTTGATAGACAAGTAGTAAATTATACCGCATCGCCTGACAATGGAGGCTTAGTATTTTATTGGGCATTTGGGACATCTTGTTATGATGTAGAGTGCAGAGAATATAAATATAATTTTTGGTATAAACCGCAAAATGCACAGGGTGTTGCTTATGTGCAAATGTTTAATGTTACGGCTGTTGGCGGTTACTATAACGTATTTTGGAACCCCGATACTGGGGCAGGAATTCCAGGATATGCTAATGAAATTACTTTCTGGGGCGGCAGAATGCTGACTAGGGCCAATACCGACACGAATATACATTGGAATGGTGGCACAGGTGGGAGATTTTCAAATGTATCTGCTGAGGGTAATGGTAGTCAGGCTTTTTATATTGGCGGTAATGGTAATTTTATAGAGCAATGTAGAACAGAAGGTACTTGGTCTGTTGACGATATAGTTGTTGATGCTGGTGCAAACCGCACCATGATTTTTAACCATGATTTTTACACAACCATTACAGATAATGGTTCAGGTACAACGTACTTGACTCATAATGATGGAAATCAGTTTTCTCAAGTTGCAGGTGGTGCGGCAAATCCCACGGTTACAGTAGATCATACTTCTGGAGCCGCTGACACTGCATTATTAATAAATAGTAATAGATGGGGAGCAACAGATTATAGTTGGAAAGCGTTTGAATCTGCTACTGGAAATAATGCAGGATATTTGACAACGCAAGGCACAATGTTTGCAAGAAGAACGTACTCCACTGACGAGCATGGCTGGAATCCTGTCCCATTAAAGCTAGCAAATTACCATTTATGGGTCGATTCATCTGGTCGGCTTCGGATTAAAAGTAGTGCTCCATCAAGTGATACTGATGGAACTGTTGTTGGCACCCAAACATAAGGATTTAACATGAGCATTAAACAAACTGGTGGCGTTTTTGGCCGCAACCCAACATTCAATGATGTCACTATTGATGGCACCTTAACCTTTGATGGCGATATAGATATTAACTCTGATCTAAAGATTGATGGTGATTTAGAGGTCAACGGTAAAACCACTATAAATAACGGTTCCGAGAGTATTGCTATTGCGGCAGTTAATACTGCTGGAAACAATAATATTGTAATGGCTAACAGCGTTGGCTCCTCAAAGATAATGACTAACGGTGCTAACCTTTGGCTATATACCGACGGAAATGCAAGCAGTGCAACTGCATCAGGTGCTACATTAGGTTTTCAATTAGATGGATCGCAAAATGCTAGATTGCCCTATGGCAACCTTATAATAGGCACCTCTGGCAAAGGCATAGACTTCTCTGCTACTGCTGGCACTGGCACCTCTGAGCTACTTGATGATTACGAAGAGGGTACATGGACTCCGGCTACATTTACAAATTGGTCTACCGCACCTACCATTTCAAATGCCACTTATACTAAAGTTGGTCGCCAAGTAACTGTGCGAATGCAAGGTTTGAATGGTGTTGCTTCAGCAAACGGAAAAATTGCTGGACTTCCTTTTACATCTGGAACATCTTCTACTGCTTTATTCAAAGACCATTCAGGACTCGCACTTTATGCCTTTGCTGGTTTGCCCGGATCATCTACTGAAATAAATAGCATGACTGCTGTGGATTTTACAGGCGCATTTTGGGATATGACTTGCACATATTTTGTTTAGAGAATAAATCATGGCACTAGCTAAATTTTGTTTAAGGAATAAATCATGGCACTAACTAAAGCAACAAACTCTCTTATTTCTGGCGCGGTTGCTAATGTCCTAGATTTTGGGGCAGACCCCAGTGGGTCAACAGATAGCACATCTGCTATTCAAGCCGCTATAGATTCTTGTGCGACAACAGACCGTACAGAAGGAATTCCTAACACGCCTGTATCAAATCAAGTTCACATTCCGGCAGGTACATATCTTGTTAGCGCATCCTTAAATGTAACATCATATCTAAACATTACTGGTGCAGGGAGACAAACCACCTTTATTAAATCTTCCATCACTAATGGTACTGCTGTGTTTAATATACAATACAGCACATCGGGATTGTCTCAAAATTATAATAGAATTTCAGACTTTACGATTAACGGACAAGGAAACAATACGCAGGGAATTTATGTTGCTTTTGCAAATAGATTTGAACTAAGCAGTGTTCAAGTTATGAAGTGTGCTAACAGAGCACTTTATTTGCAAGGTGGCGTAATAAACACAATTAACAATTTTTACTCTTGGGACTGTGGCTCTTTAACAGAACCAGCAGTTTTACTATATGGGGCTTCTCCTGCATTTGGCCCCAATGCCACAACTTTTATGGGTGGTGAGGTTTACGCAAGTCCAAATATCGGTATGCACGTTCAAGAATGTGTCAGTTTGAATGTTTGTGGAATGACCTTTCAAGCTAACGAAGGCAATGCCATTCTAGTTACAAATGGATTGCAAATTCAAATTGATGGTTGTTACTTTGAAGTGAACAAGGACGATATTAAACTTTTAAATACTGTCTCTTGCTCTGTAACTAACAATCTTTTTGCTCTCCCTAAAGCTGGATACACAGCTTTTATTGTCCTGAACAAAATGACAAATGGTGAGATTTATGGAAATGAATTTCAAGTTGGCAAAAATGCTATAGGGCAAACAACAGAAATAGGCTCACTTCTATTTGACCAATCGCATGTAGGTAACAACTTTGGCACCCAGCCGTTACCTATTGATGCCGCTATACTTGCACTTGCGAATAACAACGGTAGTATTATTGAGCGGTGGGATGCAACCTCATACGGAAATGCGGTGTATGGAAGAAATATCTTTAAGTCTAGGACATACCATGATGATAGTGTGTATATGTTAACGGCAGGAGATACTTTTAATTGGATAGATTCGGGTGTTATTTGGAGGACAGGTACGGGAAGCCCTGAGGGTGGGATTACGGCTCCAGTCGGGTCAATGTTTACTCGTTCGGATGGCGGCACAAGCACGACCCTATATGTAAAAGAAAGCGGAACAGGAAATACAGGATGGGTAGCAAAATGAAAATTTATAGAGATATTAATGGACACCTTATAAATATTGGTGAATGGGAATATAAAATTGAAGATGGTATCGAAAGCAACCCACTACCAGAAGGCTCTTATGAAGATCAAGCAAGTATTGTAACTGGATTAGATGGTGGATTGTATTTGTCTGGTGATTCAAAAGATTAATACCCCTAGAGGGTGGACAGGCCAATTTTGGCGATAAACTAAGGAAATAAACATGGCACTTTCAGAAGTAACAATAAACGATAAGATAGAAGTATTACATTTGGCCGCAGGATACCCAGTAGTACAGGTACGCACTGCAAATATTATTAGCAAAGACGATCAAGAAATATCAAGAAACTTTCATCGTCATGTTCTTACACCTGATGCAGACCTTTCTAGTGAAGATGCTGATGTTGTAGCAATTGCTGGTGTTGTATTTACAGATGAAGCTAAAGCCGCATATCAAACTCACTTAGACGCGCAAGGAGAATAAGATGACTACTTACGTTACTAAATCGGCTGTTGACGCCGCAAATGAGTTCACCGATGTTAGAACTTTTTCTGGTGATTTTAGTTTCTCAATCAGTGGAACTTTAGGCAGTGGCACTAAAGTTACTGTGCAAAAAAGCTATGACGGAACAACCTTTCTTGATACTGATGTGTTTACTAAAGTCGGTGAGTTTGTGGGCTATGAGCCTGAGCCTCAAGTTCGCTATCGCGCAGGAATTAAAACTGGCGATTTATCAGGCAGCAGCAGCCTAACCCTACGATTTGGTGGGCCACAACACTCCGGCAACGGTGTTGACTTTAACTAATCACTGCGAGAAAGGATAAACTCATGGCAAAAGCAGGGCTATACGCCAACATTGCAAAAAAACGAGCGCAAGGCAAGAAGCCGCGTCCACCGGGAGCCGCAGGAAGACCTACGGCTGCTGACTTTAAAAACGCAGCCAAGACTGCTAAGAAGAGAAAATAATAAGGGTGGATGGTAATGACTGAAGAATCTAAAAGCGCAATCGATGTTGTGGCGGCAAGCACTGGGATTGCAAGCCTGTTTACTTGGTTGCCTCCGATGGCGTCACTTCTCACCATTGTTTGGATGGCTTTAAGAATTTATGAATCAGACACGGTTCAAAAAATAATAGGCCGCAAGTAATGGGTATTTTGAGTACGATTTTAGGTAGTGGCGATGTGATCGGTAAAGGCCTAGACCTTATCGATTCTATGCATACTTCAGAGACCGAAGCTATAGAGGCTAAAACTAAGGCTAAGACAGATTTGTTAACTAGCTACGCGCCGTTTAAAGTCGCCCAGAGATACCTTGCTTTAATGTTTGGTTTTACTTTTGTAGGTTCTTATTTAATGGTTTTAATGCTGTTCTTTATGAATCGGGATATTAGCGCAGTCCAAGAAATAATATCAGCATTCAAAATAGATTGGATAACGCTTTCCATTGTAGGATTTTATTTTGGAGGCGGTGCGTTTGAGGGAGTTTTGTCTAAAAAAAGAGGTAAGTAACGCCCTATATTTGGATAAAGTTACAACATACTGTAGAATATACAACTATGACTCGTGACGATGCTTGGATTGGTGTTGCCGGGGAGTTTCTAGCCGCCAGCGTGCTGCAACGTCGATTTAAGACGATAGCAACTGCATCATCCTCCAGCCCTTATGACCTCATTTTAGAAAATTATTCCGGCGCTTTTTATAAGTGCCAAGTTAAGTCAACGTGGTACGTTCAAGAAATTAATGGCAATTTTTATTGGCAGTGGCACCCCTCAAGAGACAGCAAGAAAAGTTACGAGAATAAAGATGTAGATTTTTTTGCATTTGTAGCATTGCCAATACGAGCTGTTTTTTTTGCAGTCACACCGGATGTAAAAAGTAGCGTTTTTAGAATTAAAAAAGACGCGTTAGATATTGTGATTGAGGAACAATCTTTAGAGAAGGTATTAGAAAATCTGTATGAGTGATTACAAATATTTTTCATTAGACGAGTTTGTTTGCTCCGAAACCGGAGAGCAAGATATGTGTCCAGAGTTTTTAAAGGCGCTTTCTCACCTCCGTCAGATTTGTGATTTTCCATTTGTGATTACCTCCGGTTTTAGAAGTAAAAATCACAGCGCAGAAAAATCAAAGAAAACACCCGGCACGCATACGCAGGGTATTGCAGCAGATATAAAAGTTTCAGGAGGCGCACAGCGTTTAGCACTTGTCAAACACGCTTCAGCAATGGGTATGTCTGTCGGAGTAGCAAAAACTTTTGTGCATGTCGATATTCGGAAGACTCCAGCGATGTGCTGGTGCTATTGAAAATAAACAGAGTAGGAAAAACAAATGGGTCTTGAAGCAAATACTAGTTCGACATATATCAACGGGTTGGTCGGCACAAACCCGACAACCGCTGATCCGCTGAGTGAAGGAGATAACCATCTTCGTCTAATAAAAGACGTTTTGAAGAGAACTTTTCCGTCTGTAACTGGCGCTGTGACCGTTTCTAATAATCAAATTAACAATGGTATAGCCGACACATCTACCGCGACTAATGTCGCAACGCCATCTACGCTTGTAAAGCGAGACGCCAGCGGGAATTTTTCAGCAACCGTGATTACGTCAAATTTTGTAGGTAATCTTATTGGCGACATGCAGGGCGACATCTATGCGTCTAATGGCATTAATAGAATATTAAACAACGGCACTGACGGAACCGATGCAATCTTTACTGGGACGGCCACAAAAGCCTCTGCGATTGAAGTAGACGGGGTTTCAGCCGATGTCGAGCACCGAATGGTATTTGGTGAAGATAATGACGGCATCAACGCACCAGAGTATTTATATAAAGATTCAGCCGCTAATTTCACTTACAACCCATCGACTAATGCACTAACCGCTGGCTCTTTCGTTGGCGCTGTTGCTTTATCAAACGTGACAGGGCTGCAATCGGCACTTGATGCAAAAACCACATTGTTGGCCGTATGGCCTATTGGCTCTATATATACCTCTGTTACTTCAGCTAACCCAAGCACCCTGTTCGGCGGTAACTGGGAAGCCTTTGGTGCTGGACGCGTTCTAATTGGATTAGATTCCGCAGACACTGATTTTGACGCAGTAGAGGAGACCGGCGGCGCTAAAACACACACACTAACAACCGCAGAAATGCCATCACACACGCACACCTTTACTGCCTTTCAAACAATTTCTGGCTCTAACAACCGCACAGGCGGCGGCGCACTGTCTGCAAGCGCCTCTAGTACAACAGCGTCAACTGGCGGCGGCGGTGCTCACAACAACGTACAGCCTTATATCGTCGTTTATATGTTTAAAAGAATTGCAGATTAATGGCTTTTATCCCGCTAAGAAACATTGGCGCTGGCGGTATTGTTACCGACCAAGACCCTTACGATTTGGAACTTACACAATTTCCAGTGGGTGATAACGTAAGTTTTCATGAGGGGCGCATTGGCAAGTCGCTTGGACACAGCGAGAGAGTCAGCACATCTTATGCGCCAACTCACATACAGGGCTGGATGGCTCAAACAACAAACACAGTAATTGTTGGAACACTCAATAAAATTTATAGATTCAACGGCACCACTGTGACCAATGTGTCTAAAACATCAGATGCATTTAACTACACTAACAGCCCACGGTGGCAGTCGGCGCAGTTAGGTACTGCGGTGATGATGAACAATGGCAGTGATGTCCCTCAGTTTATGCAGCCGGACGCAACTAGATTTCAAGACCTTACTGCGTGGCCGTCAGGTGTTAAGACTCAATGCTTAAAACCGTATAAGTCTTTTCTTGTCATGGCTGGGTACGAGGCAACAAGCACAAAGCACCCGTTTACGGTTCGGTGGTCTGACGAGTATGAGCCTACTGGAGTGCCAACAGATTACTCCATTAGTAGCACTACAAATTTAGCCGGTGAGAACACATTAAGTGGTAACAATGGCGATCTTATAGATCAATTGACGCTAAATAACTCGCAGATTATCTACGCTGAACGCGGCGTGTTTGCGATGGATTTTATCGGCGCACCGTTTGTGTTTTCATTTCGTGAAGTGTTTAGTGATGACGGCATTATAAACAGAGGAGCTTGTGCAGAGTTTATGGGCAAGCACTTGGTCGTTGGACACAATGACATCTATGTGCACGATGGGAATCAAAAGCAAAGTATTGCTGAGAAGCGCGTGCGACGGACTTTTTTCAACGCGATAACTGATACACGCGGTATTTACTGCCAAACCGTAAACGACAGGTCTGAGATTTGGATTTGTTATTCTGACGTTAACGCGTCTGACTCACAATCCGCTAACAGGGCGCTCGTATACAACTGGGTGCAAAATGCCTTTACGTTTATAGATTTACCGGATCTAAGAGCACTGTCTATCTCGGAGAAAATGGGCGTCACCTTTGGCAACTGGAACAATGTAGTCGGCACATGGGATAACACGACCGCGTATTGGTCAAATATATCTCAAAGCACAGAAGCTAACGCTTTAAAGCTTTTCGGTGCTGGGTACTCAGCCTCAAAAGTTTACACGATGAATGACACGCACGCAGCCGCTGGCACGCCAATTCTTGCCACGCTAGAGGCAACTAAAATTGATCTTGATCAGGTCATAGGTAAAGCGACGAACACGATTAAAAAGATCAACGGAATACTCCCACAGATCGATGGTCAGGGTACTGTGGAAATCAGCGTTGGATCGAGTATGTCACCACAGGACGGCGTTACCTGGGGTGATCCTCAAACTTATGACATAGAGTCGGCTTATAAGATTGATGTCAGATCGTCCGGTCGATACTTAGCCTTAAAAGTTGAAAGCAATAGCGCCTCTGACTACTGGCGACTGACCGGGTTAGATATTGACATTAGCGAGGTAGCGGCACGATGAGTTATCTGCCAACAACCTCATCGGCTCAGAGCTTACCGGATATTAAAAACTGGATATCCGGTGAGCTTGTGAGGATTTCAAACAATTTTACAACATCAAGACAATCTTTAAACATACCCGTCATCAATGCAGCACCCGCAAAGCCACAGGTGGGCGATGTTGTTTTTGCTGACGGCACTAACTGGAACCCAAGTGGTGGTCGTGGACTTTATTACTACGACACAAGCTGGGTAAAAATAGCATAGGTACATATCATGGGAATGTTTAGCTTCGGTAAAAAGAAGGCTGAAAATAGTTCAAGTTCGTCAACATTTGTTGATCCGAATCAATCACCCTACTTGCAGGACATCTACGGTCAAGCGCAGCAGCTTAACGCGCAAGGGATGCCCGTTGAGGGCGTTGCCGGGATCAACGGAATGTTGGGTGGTGCGCTTGGCACAGCTTACGGTGCTGGCGGTATGCAAGCCGGTGTTGGCGCTAACATGATGGCGTCCGGCGCTAATGCGACCCAAGGCACAGGTATGGCGTTGAACTATGCGGGTGGCGCGATGGGTAGTAACGCTCAAGGTGGCATCAACACTGCGATGGGTGCGGGTCAAGGCATGGCAAACATGGCGGGTATGGCCGGTGCTGCTAACAACCGTGGGTTTAACGCTAATAACGCTGGGCAGTACATGAACAACAGCTTGTTAAATAGCCAGATAGATGCTGCCAGCACAGACGTTGTGCGTAATCTTCAAGAAAATCAATTAACAGGGATCGCATCTAACGCTGCGGGTTCTGGTAACTCTGGGTCTAGCAGGGCGGGTGTTGCCGCCGGGATTGCCGCACGAGGCGCTGGCGACCGTATTGGCGACATATCGGCAAGCATGAGAGGCCAAGCGTATAACACTGGCCTTGGTATTGAAGCTAACCGAGCCTCACAGAACGCGGGGTTCCAGCAGCAAACTAACTTGTCGAATCAGGGCGCGTACAACAGCATGATGCAGTATGGCGCTGGCATGGGTCAGAGCGCGTACAACACCAATCAGCAGAACCAACAGTTTGGTGCAAACTTGGCTGGGCAGTTAGGCCAGCAAGGTTATGGCAACATGATGTCCGGCGCTAACATGATGAATCAAGGCATAGGAATGCAGCAGGGCGCGGGTCAGTACATGCGCGATTACGATCAGCAGCTTCTCAACAATCAGTATCAGCAAGCCATGTCTCCGTTTAACAGCTTAAACTTCTACTCTCAGCTAGTGGGTGCTCCAAACAATCTAAGCGAGTCAGAATCATCAGGTAAGTCCAGTGGTTTCAACATAAGTGCGAGTGGGGGCGAGTAATGAGTGTTTTTGATATTTTTA